TTTTCTTTTTTTTGTTAAGTTCTTCTAAATAATCCATAGTATCTTTGAATTCATTTCTAAATTTATTATCTTCATTTCTTTTTTGTTTTTTTCTTTCTACAATTTCTCTATCTTTTTCTTTTTGTTGATGTTCTTTTATTCTTGCAATTAATTTTTTTTTAACATCATTTGGTTTTAATTGACTTTCACGAAAACTAGGTTTCTTTTTTTTCTTTTTTTCTTTTTTTGCTCCTGACAATTTAAAAAACTCTGGATTAATCGATATTTTTTTACTCATTAACTTAATTGCAGAAAATTTTAATTTAAATTCTACACATACATATGATGCAATATATCTTTTTTAATTTTAATATCTTCATCAGTAGTTGAATTATCTTTAAAAAGTACAAAGGCCTTATCTAAATCTTTTTTTGTTAGGATAGTTTTTCTTTCTTTAGGTAGGCAAAAAACTCTTTTTGAATGGCAAATTTTTGCTTTCGATAAAAATGTTTCAATATCTCTACCGTAATATTTAAAATCATCCTTTTTATTTTCAAACCAACATTCTTTAATATTTTCATGTAGTTTCCAGTTAATATCACTAACTTTTTTTTTAAAAATCAAAAAAAGTTCTTTATAATTATAATCATCTGTTTTAAATCTCCATGTAAATCTAGATGTTAACCCGCTATTATAAGCAAAAAAACATTTTTCTAATTCAACTTTATAACCAGCAATAATTACCATTAAATCATCTTTATGATCACTTAGCCCTTCACATAATGTATCAATGCATTCCTTTGCAAAACTATCTCGTTTTTCAATATTACCTAAAGCATATGCTTCATCTATAAATAAAACACCCCCAAGACAACTTTTAATAACATCTTGAGTTTTAAGTGCAGTTTGTCCTAAATATCCTGCAATTAAATCTGCACGAGTAACTTTTCTAAATTTGTTTTGTTTTAATACCCCTAAACCACTAAAAATTTTCCCCATTATTTTTGCTGTTTCAGTTTTACCTGTACCAGGTGGACCATAAATAACTGTATGCATAAAATCACTTGTATTAGAATTTGATATTTTATGTAGTTCTTGGATAAAATAAAGTATTTGGTCAACTACGTTTTCTTTTAATTTATGCATGCCAATCATAGAATTTAATTCTGTTAATGGTTCTTTAATATTATGAATAGCATTCATATTAATATTATATTCAACAGTAGGTTTTATAGGATAATCATTTATTAACTGTAAAAGTTCTTCAATATTATTTATTTCTCGTTCTATATTAACTTTTTCTTTTACTATTTTTGGTGGAGGAGGAGGTATTTTTGTATTTATATTATCCCATTTATTTTTGTACTGCAATCTTCTTTTATGGTATCTATTTCTAGGTTTTATAATTAATTTTGGTTTAAATATTTCATTACTATTAATACATTTACTAGAAACCCCTTGTTTATTTATTTTTTCTAGAAAATCTCTTAAATTTACATATGGTTTTTGATTTTTGGTAAATTTTGAAGTGTCTGGAGGTTTGTACACTATAATGTCTTTAGTATCATTAGTAATTTCTTTTTTTTTATCTAATTCTTTTTTAATAATTTCATTGAATTTACTGAATTTATTTTTAACATTATTCATTTCTTTTTCTTTATCATCAACTTTTATTTTTATGTTTTTTTCTTTATAATATTGAATAATAAGTGGATTAATTATATCAAATTTTATAATATTTTCTTTTTTTAATAATTCTCTACAATTATTAAATGTTTTTGATTTTTTATATTTTTTCTTCTTTACATTATTGTAGGTATTATAACTCTTACTTTTTTTTGTCATATATAAATTATAAAAATATTTTAAAAAACCCATTTAAAAATAAATTGAAGTTTAATTCATTGTAAACATGAAATTTAATAATCTAATGGAAAAAGAAACAATATGGAAACTCATAGAGAGTTATTTTCATGGAAAACATTTGGAAAGGTTAGTTCAACATCAGATTGAGTCATATAATTATTTTGTAAATATTCAGTTAGAAAAAACTATTAATATGTTTAATCCTGTTGTTATTCATTCTGAACATGATAAGGACCCAGAAACAGGTTTATATAGTCTTGAAATTATAATTACATTTAGTAATTTTCAGATTTATAGACCACAAATTCATGAAAATAATGGTGCAACAAAAATTATGTTTCCTCAAGAAGCGCGTTTGAGAAATTTTACATACGCTTCACCAATGACACTAGATATTAATATACAAATTATTAAAAGGAGTGGAGAGAATTTGCAAAAAATAGAAAATTTGCAAAAACGTCTTCCTAGAATTCATATAGGAAAAATGCCAATCATGTTAAAATCTTCTATTTGTGTTTTAAAACAATACAATCATTTAAGTCCCCAAATAACAGGCGAATGCTCTATGGATGGCGGGGGTTATTTTATAATTAATGGAAGTGAAAAAACTTGTCTGGGACAAGAAAGAGCAGCTGAGAACAACATTATGTGTTTTTGTATAAAGAAGAATACCAATAAATGGTCATGGCTAGCAGAAGTTAAATCAGTACCCGATGATAAATGTATTTCTCCAAAACAAATTAATTTAACTATTGCTAGTAAAAATAATGGGATGGGGCATCCTATGTATATTCATATACCGAGAATAAAAAATCCTATTCCTATATTTACAGTTTTTAGAGCATTAGGGATTATATCAGATATAGATATTTGTAAGATTATTCTTTTGGATATTAATAATAAAAATAATAAAGATTTGCTTTATTCATTGAAGGCATCTATAATAGATAGTCAAAAAATCCTAACACAAGAAGAAGCAATAATTTTTATAACTAATAATGCAATGTTTACTCCAATAAATATGACTCCTGAAAAGGGATTTCAAAAAAAAAAGGAATTTACTATTAATGTTTTGACTAATGATTTATTTCCACATTGCAATACAAAAACAAAAAAAATATATTTTATGGGTCTTATGATAAATAAATTATTAAAAACTAGTTTAGGTAAGAGGATTTGTGATGATAGAGATAGTTATAAAAATAAAAGAATAGATTTAACTGGTTCTCTTTTAAATAATCTTTTTAGAAATTATTTCAATAAATTGGTAAAAGATATGCAAAAGCAAACTATTAGAGAAATAAATAATGGTTCGTGGCGTTCTACATTTAATTATTTAAATATTATTAATCCAACAAATATTTATAAAATTGTGAAATCTACTACTATTGAAAATGGTATTAAAAGAGCACTTGCTACAGGTGATTTTGGAATTAAAAATACAAATTCTAATAAAGTGGGTGTTGCTCAAGTTTTAAATAGATTAACATATATTTCCACGTTGAGTCATTTGAGGAGAATCAATACACCTATTGATAAAAGTGGAAAGTTGATTCCTCCTAGGAAATTACATAATACTCAATGGGGTTATATTTGTTGTGCAGAAAGTCCAGAGGGACAAAGTATTGGAGTTGTTAAAAATTTAGCATATCTGGCACATATTACTATACCTAGTTTGACACAACCTATATATGATATTATGAAAAAATACTTAATTAATCTTGAAGATAAGACACAAGAAGAACTTTATAGTTTTGTTAAAATTATTGTGAATGGTTCATGGGTTGGAGTTGTAGATAAACCCTATAAATTTTACAAATTTTTAAAGAAAAAAAAATATCAAAGTATTATTAATCCATATACAAGTGTAGTGTTTAATTTTAAAGAAAAAGAAATTTTAATTAATAATAGTGCAGGTAGAGTAACAAGACCAGTGTTTAAAGTAAAAAATAGAAAAATCTTATTTACTAAAAAAATTCAAAAACAAATTATGAAAGAAGAATTAATTTGGGAAGATTTTATGGTAAATCATAAAATTAAAGAAAGTGCTATTGAATATATTGATCCATCAGAACAAGATTCTAGTTTAATTGCTATGTCCTCAAAAGATTTAATTGATAAAACAAAAAGTATATATAAATATACGCATACAGAAATTCATCCATCAAGTATTTTTGGAATTCTTGCTAGTTGTATTCCTTTTCCAGAACATAATCAATCTCCCAGGAATACGTATCAATGTGCTATGGGCAAACAAGCGATGGGAATGTATACAACGAATTTTCAAAATAGAATGGACAAAACGGCTTATGTTCAAACATATACAATGCGACCTCTTGTTGATACACGTTTGATGAATATGATTAAATTAAATAAAATTCCATCAGGAACGAATGTAATAGTAGCAATTATGACATATTCTGGATTTAACCAAGAAGATAGTATTTTGTTTAATAAAGGTTCATTAGATAGAGGATTGTTTTCGGCCACAATTTATCATACCGAAAAAGATGAAGATAAGAAAATTCATGGGGATGAAGAAATTAGGTGTAAAGCCGATAGAAAAAAGACTAAAGGAATGAAATTTGCTAATTATAATAAACTAAATGATAAGGGTGTTGTACCAGAAAATACATTACTAGAAAATAATGATATAATTATGGGAAAAATTGTTCCTATTAAAGAAAATAGAAATGATCATACAAAGATTATTAAATATAAAGATATGAGTCGTATTTTTAGAACAAATGAAGAATGTTATATTGATAAAAATTATATGAATAGAAATGGTGAAGGTTATACTTTTGCAAAAATAAGAACTCGAACATATCGTGTACCCACAATCGGAGATAAATTTAGTTCTAGACATGGACAGAAAGGAACTATTGGAAATATATTTTCAGAAGCGGATATGCCAGCAACAGCAAATGGGCTTCGGCCAGATATAATAATTAATCCCCATGCTATTCCTAGTAGAATGACTATAGCCCAATTAAAGGAAACACTTTTAGGGAAAGTTCTACTAAATATGGGTTTATTTGGAGATGGTACTAGTTTTGGTGAATTATCTATAAAAAAGATTTGTGATATGTTGTTAAATTTAGGTATGGAGAAACATGGGAATGAAATTCTTTATAATGGTATGACAGGTGAACAATGTGAAACAGAAATATTTATTGGTCCAGCATTTTATCAAAGATTGAAACACATGGTAAAAGATAAGATGCATAGTAGAAGTTTTGGTTCTATGGTTGTATTAACTAGACAACCAGCTGAAGGAAGAAGTAGAGATGGTGGATTACGTTTTGGAGAAATGGAAAGAGATTGTATGATATCACATGGAGCTAGTAGATTTACAAAAGATAGAATTTATTATGCCAGTGATAAGTTTGAAGTATATAGTTGTAAAAAGTGCGGTATGTTTGCAATTTTCAATAATGAAAAGAAAATACATTTGTGTAGAAGTTGCAATAATAGAACAAATTTCAATAGAATTTTATTACCATATTCATGCAAACTTTTATTTCAAGAATTGATAACAATGAATATAGCGCCTAGAATTATAGCAAAGTAAATTAATATTATTAAAAATATTATATAATAACTAATAATATTAATTAATATATATATGTTAAATTTTTCTTTTAATTTATCAGATTCATATGGTGATGGATGGAATGGTGCATCTGTTGATGTAATTGTTAATAGTACAGTTGTTCTACAACAAATTACAATAGATGATGGATATAGTTACTCAGAAAATTTTTCAGCAAATATTGGAGATACTATAAGACTTAGATGGTACGGAGGAAATTATAATAGTGAAATATCATGGACAATAACTTACATTCCTAATCAAATTTTTCCTTTTAAAACTGGAAATTGGGGAGATGCAGGGCCATTTTTAGTTGAAGAATTTACCGAACCTGATTTATTTAATGATATAGATAATATTGTAATTATTAATAATATTGACACGAGTAATGCAAGAAATTCACTTCAAGAAGATATTGATTGGGTATTGAACCTTCTTAAAGGAACACAAAATATAAAAGGTATATTAAATGGAACACATAAATATAGACTAAATGGTCAATCAGGATATACAATAAATGTACGATGGGATAATTCATTAATAGGAGATAATGTATTAGGGTCAGCATCATGGGATACAGGGTATATATGGTTAAATCCAGATAATCAGCAAGATACGGGTGCTAAATTTAATGATAATAAGAATCCAGAAACAAATACTTATTTTTCAACAAAAAATGTAAGTTTAAATAAAGGTGTTTTATTACATGAAGTTTTTCATTGTTTAGGTTTAGTTTGTATAACAAATTCTTTTGAAACCGGAAATACTAGTCAGTATTTAACAAATATTGAAGGTCATCCTTATTACACTAGTGAAAATTCTGGGAGAGAATATAGAAATTTGTTAAATGAAAATATTGAAAAACTACATATAATTAATAATACTTTTAATGTCAATGAAATAGAAAATTTTATACCAGTAGAAGATGATGGTGGTTCAGGTACAGCACTAGCACATTTTGAAGAAGGAGACGAATTAAGAATAATTAATAATAAATTCTATCCTACATTATCTAGTGAAGTCCAAACAGGTTATTTTGAATCAGATTACAATTTTTTAACATCTTTATCGGTATCTTTATTAGAAGATGCTGGATTTGGAGTAAATTATGATTCTCCTTGGATAATGAATAGTAGTCCAAATATGAAATTTTCTTTAGGTAGTTATTTTGAAATTCCATTTGGTAAATCATTTTTAATTGAACAGTTTTCAGATACTAATAATTTTGATTTACTTTATAAAACAATTAAATTTACTCCTGCTAACTCAAAATATGGATATACTATATCAATTAGTAATAATAATGGTTATTATCCTTATAATATTCAGCAAGATTGGGATGTTATTAATTTTTCAGATGATGATTCTCAAGAAATATCTAGAAAATTAAGTAAAAAATATCGGCATTGTGGTTCATGTTATAATAGACAAATTAAATATATTAAAAAATATAAATTTAAAAAAATATTAACGCGTAATATAAATACATCTTTTCAGTTTTTTAATAAAAATTATACTAATATCTATGTTTGTTCAAATGGATTTATAACATTTGATATTGAAGATGATTCATATTCTTTTACTGATTGGTGGACAATTGCTAGAATTTCTTTTTTGTTTATGGATTTAAATCCAGAAATAAATGGAAATGTATATTCATTTATAGATGACGAAAAGATTATTATTACATTTAATAATATAAAAAAATATGGAGATACTAGTTCTAATGGTATTTATGTTCAAGTAGTTCTATTTATGGAAACTGGTATTATAGATGTATCATATGTGAGAAATCCATATACAAACGATTCATGTATAATTGGTATAAATCCTAAGTATAATCAAAATCCCACGTCTGTAGAATTGTACAATGATTTATCTACTTTAAACATAGATGTTATAAAAGAACCAGAACC